GAACAAGCTCAGGGCCAACCTATGGCACCAGAGCAGCAGGCGATGCCAACAGGCGGTCCACCCCCAGGCATGATGCCAGGAGAGGCTCCAATGCCCCCAGGAATGCCCATGGAGGGAGCACCGCCGCCGGGAGGGATGCCTCCTGGTGCCCCGCCACCAGCCTCCCAGGCTATGGCTCCTATGGCCCCTCCACCAGCCGCAGGGGCACCTACGGGACCGGGGGGTGCCCTCCCGGCCCTGCCTATTTCTCCAGAACTAGCGCAGCAGATTCTTACTCTCCCCCCTCAGCAAGCCCTTGAGACTATCCTTTCGGCTCTGATGGAGATGGGAGCACCACCTGAACTTATTCAACTCGTCCAAGAAGCAATGAGCTTGCCACCAGAGCAGCAAGTTCAGATCCTTCAGCAGCTTCTCGGTCAAACCGGCGCAGTGGGGTAATATGCCAATCTACACTTATGACTGTGAATCCTGTGGTGGCGAAACCGATCTGTTTGCAGGAATGGCCTCGCGACCCGATGAGACTGAATGCCAGGAATGCGGCGCGACTGCACAGAAAAGAGAAATTAACTGGCGTCCACCGCCCAAACCCAAGAACACCCATGTGTTGTATGGAGAGGGTCAGCCGGTAGAACAGTTCATGAAGAAAGAGCGCTTGATGCAGTTCAAGTGTGAGAAATGCACTCACGTTACTTTCGAATGGTTTACGGGCAAGGTAGAAAGCGTTGACTGTGAGCTTGAAAGCTGCAATGGCACTGCCAAGCGTATCTATAAAATGAAACTCGACATGCACTGGGCGCGATACCCGTACTTTGATCGTGGCCTGGGTATTACTCTTACGTCAGAAAGACATCGTAGAGAAGTCTGTAAGCAAAGGGGGCTGACGCCAGTTGATGGTGACTTCAACATGGATCCCTATTTTGCCGAGGCAGACAAAGAGATTGCTGAAGAGACAGAAGTCTACAATGACTACGTCGATAGGCTTGAGCACGACCCAGCATACAAAGATTGGCGAAAAGCGCGTGACGAAGGCCAAGTTCCTGATATGCTTCCACTAGACTGATCTGAAAGGAGATCCTAAATGGTTACCGATCCCGTTACCGGAGAACAACTGCCGATGCCAGGAGATGAAGAAATGGGAATGCCCCCAGGAGCAGACCCCATGTCTGCGACCCCTGGCGAGGTCACCCCAGAGATGGTTTCGGAGGCTGGCCAGGAAGTTGGTCAGGCACAGATGGATCAAGTGGGAGCTTTTGCACCACCCCCTACCAAGCCTTACTCGATCAAGATCGTGAAGTCTTTCGCGTCTGAACTCGACAAGACGATTGATTTTCTCGCAGGAGAAGACCTGCCTCTGCCAGAGTGGTCCCCCAGCCCCGACTCCGTTGCCAAAGGCGACAAGTGGGATCAGCCTTTGCCCCCCGAAATCTTTGCACCTGCCGCTGCTCTTTCAGAAGCTGTGCGAATGATCGACACCGAGGGAAAGTTTGCAGATCAAAACTTTAATGCAGCAGAACTGGTTGATGATTCGTCAGTAAGATCTGCAACAGCAAAGCTCAAGTTGATGGCAAAAAACCAGGAGCTTGCTAATCTGCTGCAACAGCCCGTTGGTGGCGGCGGACCCGAAGGGTCTGGAGTTCCAATGAATGAGGCTGAACCCGCAGATATGGCCATGGATGATGAAGAAGCAGATCTCTTGATGGAGAACATGTAACTTCATATAAGTGGTTATATGAGTGAACCTTGCAAAGCGAATAAGCGCAATGCATAATCAAATCCAACAGGCACCCTTTAGCCTGTTTAGGAGAAAAAATGGCTGACACCGAACTGAGCAACCCGGTATCTAGCGTCGAAGCTGGAGCACCCAACGACTCGGTTTCCGATGTTTCAGCGCCTTCTGTGGATACGACCGCCCAAGCTTCCCCGGCTGAAGCGACTGGTTATTCCAACGAAAGCGTTGCAACTGAAGAAGCTGGTCGAGGTGTGACTGCTGAAGCCGCTGGTGAATCTGGGACTCGGGGAGAGGTTGACGCAACAGATGGAGCCCAGGCGGCAGATGAGCCGCCCAAGGAGTTTGATCTGCTGACATCCGACCTGCCCCGAGATGAAATTCTCGATCTGGACGGATTCTATAAGGGAATCAAGCCGGAGCATCTTGACAAACTCGACCCATTGTCGAAGCGCGTCATTCACAACCTCCGTCGTGATTACCACAACAAGCGTCAGAAAGATGCACTCTCAGCACGAGAGCTTGAGGCTCGCTATCAAGAGCGACATGACCAACTGAAAGCTCAGGAGCGTGAGTTCCTGAACCGTCAGAAGGCATTTGCTCAAATGATGGACAACCCTCAGTTCAAGGCAATTCTTGATCAACCCAAAGAGAACCTACCGGACATTTCGACGCCGGAGGGGATCGAGGCCCGCATCGAGAGAGCCGCTGCTGAAAAGTTGCAGACTCTGATCAATCCTGTGCATGAGTTGACTAAGCGTGAGGCAAGTAAAGCTGCGCTCAACGACTTCATGAATTCTCATCCTGAAATGAAAAATGAGGGTTTCCGAAAGGAAGTCGCTGATGTCATTCGGGATCGTCAGAAGGCAGGATACTCGATCAGTACCCCAGATGCTTATCAGTTGGTGAAATCGCGTCACGGAGCGATTGCTGAAGAACGTAATCGTCAACGGGATCGCCAAGCCCGAGCAGCAGCCGCACGTCAAATCGGTCGCAACAAGGGCAACGCGAAGGGTACGTCTGGTCCTCCGAAAGGAGCCAAGGCGCACGAGCTTTATGCTTGGGTCAAGGCCAACCCCGAAGAAGCTAAGCGATACCGCAAAGCTGGACTCAAACGTTAATCCCCGAGGAAATGAACCATGTCATTGGTCCAAACTGACAGCCTGAATATTAGCGACGAGCTACTCTCGTCTACCCTTTACCTGCTTGCCGACGAGTTCCGTGACAACTTGGCTCGCACCACCGCTCTCATCGATGTGCATGAGGAAGTTCACGGTGCTGGAAACCCCCGAGTTGAGGGTGGAACCCGTTACCTTGAGCCTCTTGGATTCGAGGAGCACAGCAGCGCGACCCGCATGCAGAGTGGATACGAGAAGCTGAACCTTTCCGTTCAGGACGTTCTCATTCCCGCAGCATACGTGCCTGCTCACGTCACCATGCCTATTGCTATCTCCAAGGATGAGGAGATCAAGAACCGTGGTGAAGCTGCTGTGATCAGCATCCTTGACGCTCGTACCAAGTCCGTCATGGGAGCCATGCGCCGTAACCTTCTCCGTCGAATCGTCGAGGGTGTGGACGCAGGTGGATTCGCTGACTGGAACACCCTGAATGGTGCTACTGCTGCTGCTTTCACCGGCTTCCTTGAGGAAGACGCTGTCGGTTCACAGGGCAACACCGTTGGTGGTATCAGCAAGGCTACCTACTCCGGCATCCCCGGTTGGCAGAACCAGCGTGCAGACATCGCAAACAGCTTCAACGCAAACGGACTTTCAGCACTGCAAGACCTCCGCGTTGAGACTGCTGCTGTTTCACCCGGTGGCGACCCCCACATTTGGTTGGCTTCCCGTGAAGGCACCAAGAACCTCAAGCGTGCTCTCCGTGCATACGAGCGCTACGTTGATGAGGAGCGTATTGACGGTGGCCGCATGAGCCAGATGTGGGACGGTATTCGCATGGAGACTGAGTACTACATGCCTACCAACACCGCTACTCACAGCACCAACGTCATCAGCTTCTACCTGCTGAACCTCGACGACATTCACTTCATCTTTGACTCCGAAGGATACTTCGAGGTGAGCCCGTTCGAGAAGATCTCGGGTGAGTACGATGTGCGTAGCGCAACTGTCCGTCTGTACGGCCAGCTTGTTGCCAAGCACCTCGGATCGTCCGGCATCGCGTTTGACGGTGAGACGTTCTAAAGTTGACTCCTGGGGGGGGCTTCGGTCCCCCCTTTCTCCATAAACCGCTCATAAGAGGATTAAGAAATGGGTGTTTATAAACGTGGTATTGGCGACAACAACGTCTCTCATGCCCCTAAAAAGTTCGTTACCCTTTATGCATCTGCTGCCTGCACCGAGGGATCTTTCGTGTCCATCGATACTGGAGACAGCACCAACGGTCTTGGTTACTCCGTCCGCGATGCGGAAGTAGGCCCAGGATCCACCGCGCACAATGTGAAGACATTTGGCGTTGCAACTCAGACTGTTGCTGCTGGTGAGGACGTTATCGTTCAGATCGCCGGTAAGTACGAGAATGCAAATGTCGATGGAAGCACTGTTGCTGGCACGCCTCTGGCTGGACCACTTTCTGGTGGAACGGTTGGACAGGCTGGTATCCTGCTCGAAACCACATTCGGCAATGTCGTTGCTGTTGCTCTCGAAGCAGACACCACCAACCTCGCTGATGTCATGATCGTCAACCAGGGCTTCTTTGACTGAGCCATTGGGTAGTTGATTACTTAGAAGCCCCTCGTGAGCTATACTTGCGAGGGGCTTTTTTATTGGAGGCTGCATGATTCTCAAGGATCTCATTGCTGAAGTGAATGGGTTGATTGATCACAATCCAAACATCAACACGCACACCAACAGCATCGTTCGGATTATCAACCGTCACTACCAAGAGATCGCCTCCGAGTGCCCGTGGCGTTTTCTGAACAAGAGGAAACAACAGACTCTGTATGCCGACATTACTGGAACCGTTGACGTTACAGTAACGAACGGTAGTAAGATCGTTACGAGTAGTGCATATACGTTTGCTGCCCACATGGAGGGCATGTCTTTCAAGGGTCCAGATGGCACTGAGCATCGGATTGCGAACGTAGACACAGTAGCCTCTCCGAATGCTTTGATCCTGAAGGACACCTACACGGGTCCGACCGCAACCTCTTCCAGTTGGTCGATCTTCTTTGACGTTGTTCGGTTCCCCACCGATATGGTGGACTTCCTTGGCATCACAATCCGTGATGAGTTTTCGTCTGGAGCCAAAGACACCCGGCTCACTTACATCGACCCACGACGAGAAGAGCAGTTTATTCTTGATCGTACAACGTCAGGTGATCCGATCATCGTCTTGGAGCACGAGGCTGAAACGATCTCACTGCAAGAGCTACAGCTTACAGCAGCCCTGACGACTACTGCGTCTGGAACATTAGAGTCTGGCAACACCTACGAGTATTGCATGACTCTCGAATCAGAGGGAATGGAGTCTCCACCATCAGCCGTAGTGTCGGTGACCACAACCACTGCAACTCAAGGCGTAGACTTGTCGTGGGACAATCTTCCTGGCACCTTTGATATTCGTGATCGAAAGATTATTTATCGCAGAAATGCCAGCAAAAATACGGGCTTTTTCAAGATTGGAGAGGTTGCACCTCAAAGTGGGACTTTGACATCTGCGGATCAATCTTTTTCAGATACTGGTCTTGCTGCCGACTACGACATCCCGCTGTTTGAGCAGCTTCCACAGGAATGGTTGAGTGTGTATCGTCGCCCCGATACGGACATGACTTGTGAGATTCGCTACCATATCCGACCTCACCGTTTGGTTGGGGATACTGACGCCCCTCAGTTTCCACCTCAGTACCACATGATCCTCGTGTACAAGACTGTGGCCGAACTCTACCGTCAGTACGGACAGGCTCGCGTGGGTGAGCTTTATGAGGGCATGGCGGTCGAGCGAATCCTCCAGATGAAAAAGAAGTACCTCAACCGATCTGATCGTATTTACAGGCGGCAGCAGTTCAATGATATGTCGCGTGGATTTGGATACCTGTACGGTGCCCCTTCTAAAACCTAAGGTGATGCATGGCAGCTAAAGATCCCATGAAGGAGTTCGATGTTTCTCCTGTAACGAACAGAGATCCTTTCTCTCGGATGTCTAGAGAGGCTCGGGATCAAGGCATTCCCACGATTTACGGTTCTGGTCCAGCGCCCATCAAAAAGCAAGGTGCTGATACAGGCGCGATTCGTCGTCAGGCTGATGCTCCTGTTCTTCCTGCGTATGAGCAAGAGATCGAGAACCTCAAGTCTATCGGTGCCGAATGGCCGCGTATTGACCGAGAGTACTCTCGAACCTTTGAGTATTTGGAGGGAATCCAAGACAACATGGAACTCCAAAGGATGGAAGAGAAGCGCCAAAGCGATCTCGTTACCTACGGTCAAATTGGGTGATGCATGGGATCCCGTAATATCTACGACATTATTCGAGAACAGGCTGCGAATTTAAAACAACAAGAGGCTGATCGGCTTCAAGCAGCTACCTCGATTGAGGACACGCCACTGCCTGATGATGCGGATGTCGAGGGTGAGCCGAGCGCCGAGTTTTCTCCCGTGTGGTCGGTCGTGGATACCGTTGAATCTGATGAGACTCAGCGATACGCAACAAACGTTTATGAGGGTGCTAAAAGCGCATGGGAACAGTTCCAACCAAGCTTTCAGCAATATGGAGACGAGTACGACATTGACCCGTACCTTTTGGCGTCGATTGCAGGTAAAGAGTCAGGTGGCAACGCAGAAGCCGTTGGCCCCACAGATGACTTAGGTCTGATGCAGTTTACTCCCAGAGCCTGGGAGGAAGTCATGCCGGGTCATGATTTAAGCGAACGCCTTGATCCAGACCTCTCGATTCATGCGGCTGCCAAGTATCTGAACATGATGAGGAACTGGGCGGGCGGTGATCTTGACATGGCTGTTCAGGCTTACAATGCAGGCATTGGTCGCGTGAAGAAAGCTGTTCGTAACAAAGATCCATTGTCTGGCCACACGAGGTATTATCTACCATCGATTATCTCTGGTAGGGATCAGCTTCAATCTTGGGCAGATTCGACCACTACTAAGAAAGGGTTCTGGCAAAACTTTCTGGACGAGATGGATAGGCAGATAGCCGAAATAGAAAGGCAGGAAGAACAGTGAAGGCTCAACTATTTAGCATACGTCCCCTGAGAACCATGGATCAGCGCTGGCTGCCAGGTTCTGACGTTACTGCCCGCAAAATCACAGACATGTACTACACCATCAAAGATAGCTGGCGGTCTGCGGGCGGCTATCAGCCCATTGTTCCTGATGGTCCAGTTACTGTGACTAAAACGACTACCACAACTGATTTTGTCGGCTCAGGAGACAATGAGGAAGAAGTTGTAACTACTACAACCGAAACCATCGTTCGTGATGGTCCTCACTTTCAAGACTTTGGGGAGATCGAAAGCCTTCATTGGATTTCTCAGCATTCAGGTGCTCGCCAGTATTTGGTATTCGAAGGCAATCACAACAACGGCGGTCTCAAGTTTCACTACTTTGATGGTGGTGACTCTGCGAATAAGTGGAGCACTTTCGTTGACGGAAAGGGCGATGAGATGGAGTCTCGGCTGGAGTTGAGCACTCCGCACATGAGGACGCAGTCGGTTTCTTGGAATGGCCTGATGTACCTTGTAAACGGTCGTGATCCCCCCATGGTGTTCAACGGTCGGTATGTGGAGCGAGCAGGTTTTGATGGCCCCCCCGGTAGTCCATCTGGTAATGCGACTCGTGAGGCATGCACGCTTACCCGTGGTCTTGGTTTAGGGCGCACGGGAACCGAGGACGAGCATCAGGACGATGATCCCAGGTTGTTGTTTGGATACAGATACAGGGTCAGCTTCGTAAACGAGAGAGGTCAAGAGTCACCACTCAGCCCGCCTTGCAGCACTATTATTGGTGAACAAGACAATGAACTAGATCGCGGAGTACAGGTCAAAGTCGATAAACCTGTGGATGGTGCTCACCACAGATGGAGAAAGTTTATCAATGTCTCCATCCCTACGGGTGGTGATACGGTAGTTGCTCGTAGGATTTACCGCACGGTAAATACGCTCAATACAAACGGTGACCCAGCATCTCTCGCCGTTAGTGAGCGATTTTACTTTCTTGAGGAGATTCAAGACAACACGTCTACAACCTATGTAGATGGAGTCCCAGATGGATTGCTGGGTCCAGAAGTAGATCCTCTCGATTTTGGAGAGTTTCCCCAGGGTGCTTACTTGATTGCATCCTATGAAAACACTGTGTTCATAGCATGTAGTGATGGGGACGTTCGTTACTCGGCACCGTTGAAACCTGAGGTGTTCCCAGTCGATAACGTATTTACATTTGGAGATGACGACGGTGGTCCTGTGATGGGTTTGTATCCATCCCGAGGGGCTCTCTGGGTTTTTAAAAGACGGGGGATTCATTACATCTCTAAGAGATCGGATGGATCTTTTGGCTCTGCTGTCTATACAAGAGATGTGGGTTGCTGTGCTCCTGACAGCGTTGTAGAAGTTCCTGGTTTGGGCGTCATATTCCTGAGTGAGGGTGGCGTTTACCTGCTAAAAGGTGCTTTGTCTGGTAGTGGGGAGACCTCTGGTCTTACACGGATTTCTGATGGCATCATTGATGATTTCAGAAGAATCAACATGTCAGCAGCTATTCAAGCCGTTGGCACCTACTATCCGCGTGATTCGGAGTATTGGTTGTCAGTGCCAGTGGATGGTTCGGACAAGAACAACTTCGTCTTAGTTTTTCACCAAGCTATTGGTGGATGGTCGTTGCGAGAAAACTATCCGATCTCGTGTGCTGTAGTTTCATCGGATCACCGACGCTATTTGTTCTTTGGATCGAATGACAATGTGTCAAACGCAGGCGTGCATGTTTATTCACACGGCTGGAGCACTAAGGGTACTGCGGCAATCGAACCAATGTGGCAGTCCATAGACATCAACTTTGGTGGAGTTTTTAATGCCGTAAATCCTAAGTATGTTTTAGTAAATGCCATTAGTTATGGGAACAATGACATTCAGCTAAAATACAGGGTCAACAGGCACATTTCCGATGTTGAAAGTGCTGCTAAAGGCCAAGACCAACAGAATGTTGAGCATCGGTTGGGAGTGTATGGAACTCAACGGTGGGGAGAGTCCTCCGCTATTTGGAACGAGTACGTTCCCGTGCCCGTTCGGTTCGACATCTCTACTTCAAACCAGCCTGCTTGTAGAGAGCTTAGAGTCACGCTCGAATCGGCAGGTCGTCAGATTGAGGTGTTAGGGTTTGAACTCGGGCTTTCTGCTGGTGCAATGATTGAGCGTTTGCCCATCAACGAAGTTCTATTGCAGGAAAGACGCTAATGACTTGGAAGTACCCAGTAAAAGACTTTGAAGATGGAGATGTCATCTCCTCAAATGATTGGAACTCCAACGTTTCTCATTATGTTGAGGAGATCAATGGGGGCCTTGATCGGGACAATCTGCCGGATGAATGCGTCACTGTTGGACAGCAGGCCGCTCCTTCTGTCTTCAATAGCTTTGCAGTAAAAGAACTACGTTCTCCCGTTGTGCTGCCGAATATCGATAGTGGTGCTTGGATTGACACGCCACTAACGAGAACCGACATCAGTATATCTACTGATACTTTGCTCCTGGTGGAAGCTTCAGTCGCTTGGGAGATTCAACCAAAGTTCCAAGGCAAACTTAATTTTAGTAGTGCGGTTGTCGGACAGACCTTAGAGATTGACAAGAACGGATTCTTAGATCACATGCGAATCGAGTTCCAACTTTTAGTCGATGGATTTCAAGTTGGATACGGAGGGCCGTGTACGAGATATGCTACCAAGAATGCCATTTTCTTATGTGGGGCATTGCCTGTTTCCGTTGGATCTCACGAAGTGAAGTTGGTAGCAAGGTTTTTTGAAAGTCCGGTCCATGACGACACTGAGTTAGCAAAGTGGTCCGATCAAGTTGATTTTTATGATGCTGGATTTTTCCGGTGGACTGCTGGTGAGTTGGTAATCACAAAGAGGTCGAGATGAGCCGAGTTACGCTAACGACTGTTACTCCTGGTGAGGCAACTACGATCACTGGTCCGAATCAGTTCCAAGATGATCTTGAAGCAGCGCTTTCCAGCGTCAATGAAGAAAACATTCGAACTGAAGGGATTGATCGCCGGAATATTGATTTTCCGATCTGCACCGAATCTGGTTCTATGAATGTCAACAGCCGGACTTCTGTGACAACGACCAGTAATACTTGGGTTCCATACCCCAACACCTTTCAAGTTTCTATCAACATGACAGATTGCTTTGCCGCTATCATACGGTTTGCAGGCGAGGTAAGGCTTGATGGAGTTGTAGCCAACGTTGCCGAGCAAAGCCCTCAGTTTTTGGGCGTAAGGATGTCTCAAAACAAAGATGGTGTAATCAGAGCTTTGGTTCATACTGAACGTTATTTCCAAATAGGAAGGCATCCAGACACGGTCAGCCAAATGTTCCCTGGAACTTTCGAGTTCCAAATGACACACCTCGTAGAAAATGAAAGCCTCACTGACACTTCGAATCGCACATTTTCGCTGGAGTACAACCTCAAAAATCCAGCTTCAGGATCGACAGGAACAGCATCTATTGGCTTTTTGAACGCGCACATTCAAAAGTACAAGGGATAATCATGGGCTTCACCAAAACTCCTTTTGTAGACAACGCGGTAATCACGGCAGCAAAACTAAAAGAGCCTTTAGATAATGCACGAAAAGCAATCAATGGCGGGGTCGTAGCGTCGGATTTAGCACCAGGATCTTGGGTCGAAAGCACGCAGATTTTTGGTCCTGATTTTTTCTTGAGTCCTGATCCTCGATCTGAGTTTACTTCTGCACATACCCATTATCGAATGCATCCTCCCGATGTCGCTCGATCCGCGTACCTCAACAAACAAGCCGCTAAAGAAAAAACTTGGGTTCCTGGTCTCACGGCTACTGTAAAAGTAGAAGAAAAAAGCGATGTCTTCTTTGTAGCCAGTTGGTTTGCAAGAGAGTTCGAAAACAAAAACGTCGAGACAGCGCAAGGTGGTGGAACAGACTCTGATTTTGATAAGTTCCAAATCGCTTCCTTCAACTTGTCTAGTCTCACTGGAACGACCCTCACGGACTACGCAGGAACTGATCGGAGGCTGTACTCTTCACTTCTCGAATACGGCGGTACAGACGACGATTTTGCTGGTACAAAAGACTGGCTTGTTGGTTCCGGTAAACAGTTCACAATGGCTTACATGATTAAAGATGCAACGCCAGGAATCTATACAATCGGTATTCGGATTTCGATTTCCGAATCTGATAGTAACAGCCCTGGTAAGGTCAGGAACATCCAAGTTTCTAATCGCAGTATCATCGTAGATATTCATCCAACTGGATCGAGTTGATTATGGCGTATCGTGGCGGAAGGTCTGTAAAAGAAACTACGAAGATCGACTGGTCCGATATTCCTGAAGGAGCGATTGATGCTTCTAAGATTTCGAACTTTTCGAAGACGGTGGTGTCAGTAACGAGCAGCAAGACTTCGGTTTCTGAGGCCTCGTTGACGGCAAGCTTACGGCACAAAATACAAACTGCTAAAGATTTAGCCGAGTACGCTGCTGCTACAGTGGCCTTCAAGTTCCAACAAGAGATCGACAATCTTGAGGGTGTTCTCAGGGCGAAGATCGATAGGGCAGCGGTTCTAGCTGGCAACGCACTACAGCCAGGTGTCAGAGGATTTCTTCAGTCTCTACAGACATCCACCGTGCAGTTTGGATTTCAGTCGATCAATGCGGATACAGACATCTCTTCTACTCAAGCTACCTTTTATAAGGTCATTACAGGTGGGGGTAACGTCACAATCACCCTGCCCACTGCAACCACTTGTCCAGGTTTGATGCTTGGCTTCAAGAAGGCGGTAGCTGCCAACAGCATGATTATTGATGGTGCTGGACCACAGACAATCAACGGAACAACTACAAAAACGTTCACCGCGCAACATGATGCGATAGTGGTAGTATCGGATGGAAGCAACTGGCTTATTATTTCAAACTATTCTTGATGAGACATTCCGGGTCTAGTCTTATAGAATAGACCGCAAGACGGAGGGCCTATGGCTTATAGTTCGGATCAAAAGAAAGAACTTGCGGCAGATACTGCGCTCCAAGCTGCGGGAACAGGTGCCGCTTATGCGGCAACTGGGATGGCTATCGGTGGCCCGCTCGGCGCTGCGATTGGGGGAGTGCTTGGCTTAGGTATTGGTGGCGTACAAGGTTTTATGAGCGGCCAAGCAGATATTGAGGAAGAAGAGGCTGAGAAAGAGGCCATGGACGCGCAAGAAGATATGGCTAAAATCCAAAGAGCGGCAGCACCTTCGGACTCCAGAGTTTTAGAAGCCAGCATGCCCGTACAGGGTGGGGCAGCTTCCTCATCAGATTACTTCGCTTGGCGACAAAGAACCCAAGGATACTAAGGGGAAGAAATGTCTATCGGAAATACAGCCATTGGATCGGTTCGTGAAGAGCAAGTTCGATTACGACAAATGGAAGATCAAATATCTCCGAATACGGGGAATCTCGATGTACTGCCCGACCCCGATTACTCTGGACGAGGCGGCCTGACACCAGAACAACACTCAGCCGTGATTGAGGGTATTGAGTCGGCTGATGGGTTCGATGT